TAGAGGGCGGATTCATTCCAGTTCATCACTCAGACGAAACAGAGTTTCACGCTGAAAACATTCACCAGATGCTTTGTGATGGAAGTTTGCCAGAATCATCCGCCCTCGCCAAACTCAAGCCATTCATGCCATGACCATCGACCAAGACGACTACGCGCCGAGGCCTGCGGATGACCTGCGAGCAACAAGCCATCCAATCGTGAGAGGCGGTTGGCAAACGCGAATGAGATTGGTCTGTAAAGTTTGGGAACATCACAAGCCAAGGATGGAATCTTTTTCCCGAAGGAATACATATCATTGCCACCAACTCGGATGCGACTTCTCAGAGCTTCCGCATTGCTGATTATTCTCCTACCTTCATGAGATTCGCCCTTTCTGTTATCGCAATCATATGGCTCGCCTCGATTGGTATCGCTCTTTCATTGGCGGCAATACATCACCTGCTTCACTGATCAGCGTCATAAAACAAATTCGTCGTATCCTTCATCACGCGCTCAGCGGTGGATGGAATCGCCCCCGCTGGAGTTAGCGGAGCCAGCAGCATCCCGGCAGATTTCGTGATTTCCCACGCTTTGCCCATTCCTTCCTCACCTTCCTCTTTGGTGATCTTCTCCACGCTTTTAATAAGCTCTTGAGCGGCCTGATCGAGTGGATTTTTTGGAGAGTTCCAGAACGGTTTACGCTTCACTTCCTCGCCCGTGATCTTTTCAGCTACGGCAGCAATAGCCGCAGAGAAAATCATTTCAGCGGCAGATCCTAGAAGGACAAACCCTTGAAGCTGCCCAACTAGCGCAGCGGTGGCGAAATCTACGACTTCCCACTCATCATCATCGCCCTTAAACAGTGAGCGACCAATTGCGTTAGCAAGCTGGAACATGACGCCTGGAATGATCCAGTATGCCAAAAACTTGCGCATAGCCTCTTCAGTGGTGGCAGTTCCTTTGCGCCATTGATTTAATGCTTGTCCTGTTAATGCAGCCTTTTGCCGAGGGTCTGAAATGAACTGGAACATGAGAGCGCCCGCGCCGGAAACGTCGTTTTCAAACAAACTCTTTTGCGACCATGTTTCAGGCTGCGCAGTCTTGGACACGATTAACGCTGTTCGCTCTTCCGCATATTTGTGAGCTACCTCATCACTTGCGCCTTGTTTCTTGGCGTCATCGAAGGACGTGCCGTATGCCATCGCTGCCGAGTAAGTCGTAAACACGCCATCGGCATACATTGTCGGGAAGCTGCCGTAGCGGATGCCCTGATTCACCCATGACATCGGAAGTGCGGAGCTTCCTAAATCTCGAAGCTCAGGCATTCCGCCAATATCAAGACGGCGCTGGATAATGTTTGTTTTCCATAGCCTATCCCAATGCTTCATGCCGCTAACAAGTGCAGCAGGCCATTTGCTCAGGTGGATTTCACCCAAGCTATAAAACACCGAAGGAAGCGTTTTTAGCGTCGTGGTATAGCTCAGCGCCAAAGCCTTCATGCTGATAGCAGACTTGACGTTGCGGAACATTTTATTGCCCGCCGATGCCAACGCAGCTTTACCAACTCCACGCGACATTTGAAGTTGAACCCACGCGCTAATCGTAGCCATGCCATCCTCGCCGTGAGCAGATACAACTGCCTCGCGCACCTCTGGATTTAGCATCACGGATTGCACGTCTCGCAAATACTCGGCATTGGCGATCCAGTATTCCATCTGATTAAAGTGCGACCAGAACACGCTCAGCGCCGATTCAATGCGCAGGCTCGATGTCCTAGCTTTGCGAGATTTGATGCTGCCAGGATTCGCGGAGTTGCTTGAGATGCCGGTATTCAAAGGATCAAGAATCGCCTGCTGCCCTTGATGATTTTTTAAGAGCGGCGCATAAAACATGATCATCGGCATGCGCGCATTAAACATCCGCATATAAACCTCATTGGCTCGCTGATACTCGGCATCGTATTCGCCCTGCATCCATTGACGCCATAGCTTTGAGTCATCCGTCAGGAACGACTCTAGCTGATCAACCGTCTCTTGATCGTAACCATAACGCTGTTGTTGTTCCAAGATTCCAGGCTGGCGTAGCGCCATCGAAAGATAAAGCGCATCCATCTGAGAAAGCGGTATCTCCACGCGCTCGCCTTCGTTTTTGACCTGCTCATAAGTAAACACTTTGCGGCGTCCGCGTGCATTCTTGATGGCTTGAATCTCCTCAGAAATTGCAGTCGCATCCTTTTCAGTAAAGCCAAAAGACTTTGGATCGGCCACGATTCGAGCGGCTTGCTCTTCCGTGAATTTGTGCGTTTCGACTTCGCGGTTTTTCAGGTAAGTGACGCGGCTATTATTCTCGATGCGCTCCAGCCCGATCAATTTTTGATTGATCACAGCGCCGAGTTTCGTGCGGTAAAGCTCACGCGCAAAGTCACGGAATCGTTTACGCCGCTCGTTTTGAACATCTTCAAAAGCGTTATGATTCAGCGTGAACCTATCTGAGAACATCGTGGCAGTCTTGGACTTTGGCCCAAACGCATCACGCAATACTCCATCATAGCCTGAAAGTTCATTGAAAAACTTTTTGAGCATGGCCTTGCCTGAGTTTTTAGCGGCTTTATTTTTAGCGGCTTGCGTAGTCTCCGGGCCTGTCTGGCCCTTGAATGCATCACGCTTGGCGTCTGCCACCATCTCCTTCACTCGCTCGCGCCGTGCCTCGTCCAGCATCTTGCGAGCCTCGCGCCCCTGCTTCATAAGTGAATCGAGGTAAGAGTGAGCGGCTTCAAGTTCCTGCGAGGATGTATTCTTAATGTCCAAAATGCCGCCAAATAGCTCCAGCAGATTCAACTGAGTGAGCGCGGCGTCGGCTTCTTCCGCATTATTTGCCGCAATGACAGCGGCCTCAGTCGTTGCAATCAGTTTGGTCACGTCGTCGTTATCCATCCCGACCAATTCAGAGATTGAATTAAGCTCATCTTGAACGGTGACAATAAACTTGGATTTCTTCACCTCTCCCGGCTTGCCGACTGGCGCGGCTTTATCGAGTAAATCGAGAATAGCGGTATTGTATTGCTCTCGGAGATGCTTTTCCAAAAGCACCTGCCCACGCTCCAGTTGCTTCTGTAACACCTTCAACCGCGCCGATTCGGAAGCCTTGCGCGCCAGCCTGACAAAGCCGCCGATCTTCCCGCGAATCTCCTGCGGGAACATGGCAACGATTGCCTCCAGGGTGATGAGGTCACGGACCAGCGATTCACGCGGCGACCAGTCCTCAGACTGCATCTTGTCGGCCTCGTCGCGCCATTGCTGTGCCTCTTTTGTGGCTTGCTCCAACGCCTTTTTCTCGACATCGCGCACGGCCTTTTCTGCCTTCGCGTAGCCTTCCTTGACGCTTCGATGCGTCTTGATGGCAGAATCCAGAGCCGCCCACATCTCCGAGGCTGTGTCGAATCCGAGGTTATTAGCCATCACGTCGGGAGTAATGCCCGCGCCCTTGGCATACCACTGCGGAGGAATCCACACTGCATCGTCGTAGAGGTCAGCGATGTTCTTGCCCTGCTCTTCCGCCGTCGCCCGAGACATAAGCCGCCCGTGGTCGTTCAGCATCTTCGACACTAACGGGTCTTTCTCCAACGTCGTCACGCCCTCGCTCCACGCCATGAGCGTTTCAGGCGTGAGTTGCATCATACCCTCGTCAATGAGTTCACGTTGACGCGCACGCTTGCGATAGGCTTGCTCACGATCCAAACTCTTCGCCGTGCGCTTCTCCGAGATTGGCCTGATCTTGTCACCCTTCGGCGTCCACCTTTCAGTGCTCCACTTGTCGCGCAGTTTGGCGAACTGGCGAATGACTTTAGATTTCACCTCAAGCGCGCCCGCTGGATTCTCTTTGAACTGGCGCTCTACTTGGTCACTGAGTTCGTTGAGGTTGCGGATGGGCGAAACGCTAAACGTCTGCCCTTCCACCTTCCGCCTCGCCAGCGTCACAAACGCCTCAAAGAACGCGGGCTTTTTCATCTGCGCGGCGAGGATCGTGTCGGCTACTTCGGGGAGTGAGCGTGGGGCCAATGAGAATAATCCACTTGTTAAGTTGACATCGTCGTTGCCCGTGTTATCGCTGCCCAGCGCCAGACGCTGACTCGGGAATTGCAAATCCCCTTCGTTTAAGCTCTGAGGCCCAAGCCCTGACTCTTTGACCGGAGTCGGGGCTTTTTCTTTCTCCGCAATGGACCGCAATCTTTCCTCTAATGCGGTGACTCCGCTCGCAAATTGGCGAGGGTTATTTACATCTCCAACCAAGATATAAGTATCAAGCCATCCAAACTGCTCTTGCCGCTTTGGCGATGGCGCATGATCCCGAACGCTTGCCCTGTATTTTTCTCCACCGGGAGACTCCAATTCATAATAAACCGAGCCGTATCCAGATGAATGCCCTTTCGTCATTTTCCATCCATCAGGAACTTGAAGCGTTTCGAGTAGGTCATTCTGAGCTTCTTGTTGAATGGTGAAGATGCCATACTCATCTTTGGATTTCGATACTTCACTGGCGCGATTATATCCCAAAAGCCGCCTAGCCTCCGCAAATGCCGACTCTTGATCTGGCTCTTGGGTGGATGAGCCGTCATCTAGTTCTATGTCCCAAAACTTAGAGTCTGGTTTTTTTGTGACTAGCGCGTCTCCTCCAATGTAAAAGGCGAACTCATAGTCTTCGTAATCCTCTGGAAATTCCGCCTTCATGTTTTGAAGGTCGTCGTCTTCGATTTTCGAGGCGGCGTCTAACTTTGATTCATATCTTGCAACTATGTTTTCACGCTCCACTTCGGGGAGTGAGCGTGGGGAGATGGAGAAGCGGATGTCTGGCGATTCTTCGTTGAACCGTTGAGATAGCGGGATGACTTGGCCGGACTCGTCGCGGGTTACTGGGTCGGCGGATTCGCCTTCATGCTCTTCTTGGATGCGCCGAAATTCACGCTGCTCTCCCAATCCAGAAACAGATTCGCTGTCTGATGAATTTAGAATGATGGCTGTTACTTCAGTTTCTCCATTTAGAAGCATGCCCTCTAAGCGATGGTAGCCGTCTGCTAGCGCCAAAGTATCACCCGCCTCCGTGCGCTCCAAAATAATAGGGGCGGCATCGCCATCTCGAAGTTTTCTATCCTCGCCAACTCCGGGTAGCTCCCCGTATGAAATGCGAGAAATGGGAACCTTTGCGACATAGGTAACGTCCGCAGCCTTCGCCGCCTCATCCGCCATGGCCTGAGCCTTCGCTATGTCGCCGCTTTCGACTGCTGCTAGGTATTCGGCATCCTGAGCGGGAGTGATGGGGGAGATGGAGAACGTGCCACCTTCGGCACGGGAGGGGTTTAGAAAAGGTTTAAATTCCTCACTAGGAATTTCAATTGTCGCTATTGGCTTTGCATACGTTAGTTTAAAAAATTGATTTGGATCAATACCTTTGTTTTTTTGAGCTTCGGCAATTTTAGCCTGAGTCGCTTCGTAAATTTTTGTGGTGCCAACAATGCTTACCGTATTGATGTCCAACAATGGTTCTCCATCAGTTCCATCGCCAATAACTTCACCTTTGACCAAGTAGGCGTATTTAGCTGGATGTTCTAAAGAATGCGCCACCGAAAGACCGCCTTCATCAATTCCATCCCGGTGGTTACGAGAGCCGCGATGAGTTCGGTTTTTGATATGGGTATAATCATCGGCATTGTTGGAAACCCTGACAAAGATATTCTTTTCAAAGGGCCATGCGGCTTCGGCAAATTGACGGAATTTAGTTCTTTCCCATGATCCCCAACGAATGGAAAACTCTGCGACAATAGCAACCAACCCACCGGAAGGATGTCTTATAACGCGGTTACCACCGAAATTTCCCAAACCTGTCACTTTTACGAGCGCAACTTTCCCATCTGGCACATCAGGAAGTCTATCAAAAATTGACTGGTTGAGTTTTGCCTCAGAAAGACCGCCCGGTGAGACGCTAAACGCCATATTCCCAGCGTCCAGGATCTCCTGCGCTTCCTTGACTGCCTCGCCTTCCATCTGCTTCACCTCGTCAATTCCCAAGACCTTGTTGACGAACGTATCCCACTCCTCGCCAATCTTGCCCTCGTCGCGTGCTTTCACGATGGCTTTGACGGTGCCGAATACGCCTTTGAGATAGGCGGAGAAGGCGCGGAACATCGCGAGAATGCGACGAAACGCGCTCGCCTCTGCTTGTGTCTTCGCTCCCATGACAGCCGCTTCGATGGCGCGGGAGATGGAGCCGGGGCGCATACCAGTAGCGCGGCCTTGTCGGTCACGCCCGAGAACGTCACGCACGACCATTTCGGAGACAGTTTCACGCAGCATCGTCTCGTCGCCTTTGCCGTCTGCCAGCGTGCGCAGATTCTCGATGAACTGGCCCTCTTCCTTTGTGCGTGGCTTCACGCCCTCAAACGCAGGGACAAGGGCGCGGAATGCTTGGCGCGTGTCAGCTTCCGAGAACGTGCCGTTAGCCATCCCAAGACGCCACGACGATTCGATGTTCTCATGCAGGAACGTGATCACCTGGGGCTGGCCCTCCTCCTGCGATTTGTAGAGGCTCAGTCGCCGCGCCACTTCCTTGGCGGTATCCGCAACGCGCATAGGAAAAACGTCGTTGCTGCCGTTGACGTGCGCGAAGATGTCAGCCGTGCCAGTTTTGATGCCCGCAACTTCCGCTTCCTGCCGGATGGTTTCGAGCGCCTTGGCATCGAAGGCCCTAGTTGCGATTACGTTGCCCGCGGCATCACGCCGCACGCCGAATACACCGCCACGCCCGGCCTTGACGGTCTCACCCGTAAGCACCGTTTCAGCCTGACGGCCCGCGGCGTAATAGTCGTCAATGACGTTCACCAGCGTATCCGCCTCTTGCTGGCTCGCGACTTGGCGAAGATCAACAGCGATACGCCGCGCAGCTTCCGCCGAGTCAACATCGATCACACTGCCATCTCCCGTGCGGACCTGCCAGCCAGAGGGCGATCGCGTGACGTTCACGGTGTATTCTGGGGAGGTTGTGTCTTGCAGTGCTACAGCCTGATCTTGCACCTTTCGGAGCGCATCCATCTTGCTTGCGTATTTCTCCGTAACTTCTGCCGCCAACTCTGGCGAGCGCCTGCCCATAGCGTCCTGTAAAGCGGCCTCGGCCTCGTTAGTTTTGCCAGCCGTAGCAAGCTCCAGAATCTTCACGCGGTCAGATTCGATGATGCCCGCACGCATGAGTAAATCATTGTCGGCAAGCATGTCGTTCACCTGCTGCTTATTCGCTGCGGTGTTCACTCCAGCGACAATGAGCATGAGCGGCACCATGCCGATTGCCACATCTGCGCGAGTGCCGAGGAACTCTTCTTTCTCCTTTTGCCAATCGACTTGCGGCACGGACTGGCTCAACTCTGAAACCATCGACTGAATCACTGAAGTGCTCAAATCTTGAGCCGCCTCAACAGTGTTTTCAAAAGCAAACAAAGCGCCACCTTGAGCCGCTGCCTTTTTGACAAGCTCCTTGGTGACTCCTCCCATGATCATCTTGCGCACGTTTGGAGCGAACTTGCCCAGACCAAAAAGCGTGGCTTTGTCCATTGCCACCTGCGCAGCGCCAGATAGCATTGAGATAGACGCCGCGTCTTCCGGGTTCATGTCCGGGAACTCAGTCAGCAACTCTTCACGCTCAATATTTGCATAGCCTCCGCCAGCCATTAACAAGCCTTGTGGCCCCATTGCCAGTGGCAGCATGAGTGACAAGCTAGAAGCTGTTCCGCTAGCCATTGTGCCGAGGATGGAATCATCCATTGGATCAGTGCTCAAAGCTATCTTTTTCAGTTCACGCTCAGCCTTGAACAGTCTTTTGACGCGCTCTTTTGCTTCCATCACAAAAGCCTTTTCACCATCACTCAAAACGCGAGCGGCTGGAAGTATTGGAGCTTCTGGATCATAGGGAACGCGGGATGCGATCTCTGCCCGCGCCATCGTGTCCATAGCCTTGAGCGCATCCTCAACGGAAGTAATGGGCTCAGCGATTGGTAGAGGTTGCGATGGATCAATACGCCGTGATAATTCCTCGCCACGACGGCCAGAGCCAAACATGCCCTCGATAATATTAACGGCACTGCCCGCAAATGTCCCCGAAACATCACGCTTACCGCCTTCTTCTGCGACTTTCTTAGCGCCCATGAGAAGCGAGCGAATGAGGATATTGCGGTCGCGCCCTTTTGATTGTGCCAAAGTCCAAGTCAGCTGTTCGATGGTTTGGCGGTCTCCGTCCGTGGCGTCGCCTTGCTGAATCCTACGCATAGCAGGAGCCGCCGAGTTAATCAGTCGGCGATGTGGAGCGAGTGCTACGGATGTCTGAAACAGCGAGTCGGCAAAGGTCACTTTCTCTTCTTCTGTGGCATCTGGATACGACTCTTGGAATCGGCCCAGCTCGCTCGCCATCGTTGCCCCTGACAGCGCAGACTCCATGCCGGTGAGTGCCGATTGCTTACGCTTTTCAGTCCGCACCATGTCGGCATCGACCTCAGACTTTGCCTTGCCGAAAAAGGCCGAATCATCGAGCGGTTGACTGCCCCACTTCTGCGAAGCGTCAGCCTTGTAAAAGTCGTAACGCTTTCTGACATCGGCCTCGTCTGCGTTGTAACGGTCAGCCAGCCAAAGGATAGACGCCTCGCGAGCACGCAACTGGTCACCAAATCCAGGCTTGGCTCGATTCGCTTCGACGAACGCGCCATTGTCAGCATCCAAAACAAGCGGATTCTGAAACACCTCCTGCACGCGCTTCCTGCGGTCTTGCTTCACCTTCTCCCGCGTAGGCCACAGCGGCGCTCCTAGCGTCTCCTGCTGCGCTTTGTAATCGGCAAGGAGCGAGGCTGCACGCGGGCGCATATCCTCCGGCATGGTGTCGATACCTTGGAAAATCTGAAACGCGTCGTTTTCGTCGATGACCATATTACTTACCGTATTTTTTCAGGGTTTCGTTAAATGCTTCCTCGCTTAGTCCATCCGACTGCAATGCTGGAATCGTCGGGTTTGGCTTCACCGGCTTTACTTTGATACCCCTCATAGTGGACAGGTCATACATGCGCGCCGTGATTTCAGATTGGTCTTTAAGCTTACCTGCCTTCACTTCGCTTTCGAGCGTGCGACGGATCTCGCGTTGAATGGCAGCAGCCTTTTCTACGGCCACCCTATCAACCTCAGTCAACGGCACGGGCTTGCCCTCGTTCTCCTTAACGTCCGTTTGATTTTGCCCCCACAACCAGCCGGGCTTCGTCACAAATCCGATCTTCTTCGGGTCTTGCATCACTGGCTTGCCATCCTGCAAAACGGGGCGCTCCAATGGGAAAAGCCCGCCTTGCTTGATGGACTCTTCAAGCTGCTGCATGGCTGGCCCGATGTCAGTCTCAGACGTTGGCGCGGCAGCATCACGGTCACGGCGCTTTGTGAGTTCGGAACGGAGATTGTCCAGATAAGGGCCATCAAATCGAGCCTCGAAAGATGCCTCCATTTGAGTCGCTGCTGTCACAGCCTCGCGAGGATCAACGTATTTACTTGGATCAAACGACATTGCCGCCGTGAGCGCGCTCTCAAACTCGGCAGGATCATTCACGCTGCCGGTTGCCAGTGCCGCGATACTCGCACGGTCAAAGTCGGTCAGGCTTGTGTCTTGCTTCAATTCGTCAGCCGATGGGATGTCATGCAGCGCCAGCCGCTCCTTGTATTTATTGACGGCATCGCGACGCTTGAAGGCTTTGGATTGATAGGCCTCGCGCTCGATATTCACGCGGTCCTGCCCTGTGATCTTGCCCTCGAGCTCCTTCACGACTGCCAACTCTGCCGCCATGTCTGGATTATCATTGGCGAGCACTAGCAAGTCTTGAACTTCCTGCTGCGCTTTTACGCCCTTGATAACAACTTCATCATAAAGCTTCGCCTGCTCGCCAGACACAGCGCCCAAGTCTCGGAGTTCATCATTAATTTTAACCAACCTTTCCAGCGCTGATTTATCGCCACCTTTAGCGGCTTGATTCAGCAATGGAATTTGAGCGTTCAAATCAGCGATGCGTTTTCTCTTCACCTCGTCAGCATTTTTAGCCTTTAGATTTGCTCCAACTTCAGGCAAAACAAGGCCGGCGTTAACAGCGGCATCCACATGATCGTCATAGATTTTAGTGTTGCCAGTCTCAAAAGATTGACGCTTTGCAGTTTCACCCAAAGCATCCATTCTCACGCCAGCCTGCTTAAACGCCTGCGCCTGGACGTTGATCGTCCCATTCGTGCTCCAAGTGCTGAACCGATTCGTTAGTTGCGCCCGTGCGTCAGGAGTGAGTGGCATCGCGCCAATCTCGCCTTGCAGCTTCGTCTCGATGTTCTTCCACTCGGGAAGCCAATCGGCCTCATTCGGATTCTTCTGCTGAAACTCCGCAAACTGCATTTGAGCCTCGTTCATTCGCAGGCTCGCCGTCGTCAGATTCGTGACATCGTTCGCACGCTTCGCCTTTTGCTGGATGTCATAAACGACGTTGGACACGTCTCCGAGCGCCTTGCCGATGCTGGCGTTTGTCACCGCTGGCAGATTCGGAGTTTGCAGCGTCTGGTTGCCCGTGTTGATCTGCGCGGGATCGCGGAGGATGGGGATTCGTGCCATGATATTAAACGGGCTTGCCGCAATGTGGGCAGATTCTTGTCATCGAAAACTTTTGAGGCTTTGGCAATCCTAGCAGCGACGCAATTTCCAGATGGGTTTTCCACCCATATCCACGCGGCCATTTGGACCTGCCCTTGTCCCACTTTTGATAGAATTCAGACAGCGATTCAAGCGTCTCTATTCCCTTATTGCAAAGGATGTTGCGAGTTGCGCATCTTAACGAATGGAATGGATTTGGCTCATCCTCGATTATTTGCTGTGCCACTTCAAATATAGCGCGAGCCCTTCCAGCAGTTATCTTGAACTGACTTCCAATTTCGGAAAATGTTAATCCATCCGTCCTCAGTTTATAGATTTCGGCACGTCGTGACGCTGTTTTTTGGCGTTTTGTTTCCATAGTGATGATTAGTAAGTAGTCATTGCTCCGACTGTAACGCTGCCTTTTCCGGCTGTTCGTGGACGTGTTGACCATGCCGAGTATCCCGTGCCCACAGCAGAGATAGCGGAGCCGATGGCCTGCCCAGTGGCATCGCGGCGGATCACGTCCGCTTGCTGCTGGCCCATTTCGAGAGTCGATGAACGCTGATAAGCAAGCTGGCGCTGTGCGAGGTCACTCACTCGTTGCTGGTCGGCAAGCTCCGTCTGCTGTTTCGCCCAGGTGTCAGCTTCGAGGGCGAGACTTGTGCCGGTGCCAAGCATCGCACCACTGCCGCCCATTGCTGAAAGTTGTTGAGCACGGAATCTGCGTTGCTCTTGAACGGCGCGACGGCGGTTCTCTTCGTCCTCCATCGCCTGCCGCTTTTGCTCTGCTCCAATGGCGTCCGCTTGAGCTTGTGCATTATATTCGGACTGACGAGCGCTCGTTTGAGCGGAATCATAGCTAATATAGGTTGATGCGGCGGCCAACGCCAACATCACGATGCCAGGAACCACCTCGTTACAAGGTGGGCGTGTGGATGAATAGATACCAACTGGTCCGCCTGTATGAAGCGGCAGATAGTCTAGGTGATCACGGAAGTTCATATAAGACTTGAATAGATGGCCTGTCAGCCACGATCCAGCCGTCTTTTTTTATGAGGCGTGCCAGTTCGGGGCGGCAGAAATTACGAACGAAAGAATACCGTATCGGCCTCTCTTGTCCATCTTTCAAATTTGACAAGAAACCCTTGGTTGTGCGCCATATCATGGCCCATGCTTTCCTCCCATCTTTGAGTGAGGTATTTGGACGGCTCCACAAGTTGTCCATAAAGACAAAGCTACAGTCAAAAACAAGGTAAACAAAGCAGACGGCAAGCGGCCCTTTAGAGTCCTCCACAAGAAACCCATTTGGAGATAGTAGCGCCTCATAAATCTTCATCCCGCGCGCCTCCGCCCATCTTTGAAGTGTGGCAAAGTCATCTTGTGTGTAAGCGCGAATATTCATGGGATATGCTTCCAAAGCCTGCGGTTAATGATGTGACCGATAAGCCCAAAAGACACGCCAAACTGTGCGGCAAGCGACTTCAACGTGGTGCCGCCAGCGGCATACTTGGCGCGAATCTCCAAGACTGCGGAGGCTGTGAGTGTAGCTCTGCCCTGATCTTCTCCGCGCACCGCCACCCTCCTGCCCTTCGCCGCCATGTCGTCCATATTATCTTGATGAGTGCCAGTGAAGAGGTGCGACGCCCGCACGCATGATGGCTGGTCGCAGCGGTGGAGGATGCATAGGCCTGATGGAATTGACCCGTTTTCGATAGTCCATGCCGCCCGGTGAGCGAGGATCATTTTACCGCCCGCCTTGATCTGCCCATAGCCCGTTCTGACTTTCGTAGCCGTCCACACCCAGCATGGGCTTTCCATGTGCGGCATAGTCGGCCCGACTTTGTCCACCTTTTCCCAGAATCTCACCTCGTCATCAGGCGTGAGCTTGATTTCCTTGTGTGCGCATGGCACGGTTTCAGCAGCTTCGTTCATAGTAATGGTATGGATTGAGTTAGCGCCGTGCGGAGTTCAAGCTCCAATCGGCGCGACTATTTAAGCGTGAATGTGAATAAAATCAACTGCCGCCCGCGCCTGAGCTTCCCTCGACCTGAATCTCGATGAGAGCGGCTAAGACTGCGCAAGGCACGGGATGCTTGGAGCCAATAATGAAGTTTTGCCCCTGTCTCCAATCAAAATTATAAACTTGCGGCAACGTCTGCCCAGTGACATAGCCGGAGCCTCCGCTGATAACTCCGCCATAGGCGACTGCATCCGTCATATCGACCTTGTTGGCCTCAAGATAGGCGTTTGCCGATGTCTCGAAGCAATGCGCAATCTTCGTGTTAAAGAAGCGGAAGGCCATCCGTGTAATGCGCCATTTCTTCATCTGCGCGCTTCCGTCTTGGAGTTGAACCTCCATACGATTCGGCATGAGCTTGGCCTCGTAGAGTAGGCCATAAATCAGCTTCGTGCCGCCAACGAATGAGAAGCCGGAAACGTCCGTAAACTCGGCGGTGCCGGACGTTGCGCTTGTGACAGTCGCGGAGAATGGTGCGCCTGTTGAAATAGTCGTGGATGCGCCAAGTGTTAGCTCTGTGCCAGTGATGAAAGCGGGCGTATTCGTCGTAACATTCGTAAACGTGACGGTTGTTCCAACGCGGCTAAACGTGCCATAGTAGTAGGAGTCAAGAAACACGCATCGGCGCTCAAGCACACTCGACTCAATGCCGGACATGGACGGGTTCACTGATGTCATCGCGCCCACCATAACAGCGCCGTCGATGCTTTCGAGTTGCGTCACAGATCCGCGAGTCGTGAGGAAAATGAGCGAGTCCGCTGCCGTGGCTTCACTGTAAAGTGTGCACATCGACACGAAGGAATGACCACCACTTGGGCCGGTGTTATGCCGGTGCCATGCGGTCACGTTGTTCTCACGGTCATAGGTAAAGCCTGCGATTTTACCGCTTGAGAACGTGAGCCAGATAATCGGGTCGGGAGACTGTGAATAAGTGATCTGAGAAATTGAATCAGCAGACGATGCCCCGGCTAGAATGTGCTCCGCGAGCAGGGTCATCTCGGGAGCGCTGTAACCGTCCTTCTCAAAGACGTAAGCAAACTCGCGCAGTCGGTTGTCTCGCGTGAGCCATAGAAGCCCATCGCCAGAAAGGACGGGCTGATGCTTGCTCGAACCGTAGCGGCTCCATCGGCGGAGTCGAAGGCTCGAAGGCGTCAGCGCGGCGTCTTGATCTCCGCTGTCCATCGTCCACTCCTCGCCCGTCGTGCCAATGACCATCGTGCGTTTGAAACTGGCAAGCCATTGAATGTCATTCGCCTGCGTTGCTGCGAGCGTGACGTCAATGCCTGAGGTATCCAGCGAGCCGGTAAGAAACGTGTAAAAGTCATCTGTCTGACTGCCCCAGATTCGCATAGGCTCCGTGGCCGTGGATGCGAAGAAAAGCCGCGAGTCATGGAAAGCGCACGTTCGAGGATAGCCGCGAGTGACAGAGAATGCGCCCTTTCGCCACACAGGAAATGCGGCGCCGATTACTTCGTTCGGAATGAGGGAATCAACCGCGAGCTTTGGAATGCCACGAACCTGCGTCGTGGAGACGTAGGACACGACGTTAAAAGGGATGTCGAGCTTGCCGACGGCAGGCTCGATGGTCATTGTTCCGCTACCCGTGGCGCTGGCTTTAATTGAAACCCAGCGATACCAGCCGCCCGTGTTCGGGGCGTCAGCAGTGTAGCTGATCGTGCCCTCCTGAGAGCCGCTAATATACCACTCCTTGATTGTGGTGAAGTTGATGCGGTCCAAGCTCTCCTGAAGCTGGAGAGTGCATTGATTCGGTGATCCGCCAGCGGTCCAATTCGTGCGCGCCAGATACGAGCCTTGAATGAAGATGGCCGCGCTTGTGATGGTGGCGGTTGCCGCTGTGATGGCCTCCGAGGTGACGCGATTGGTTGAACCGGGCGAAAGCAGCCAAGTGCTGCCGACCTCATTGGCGTCAAATGTGGCCGATGACGCTGTGAGCCGGTAGTCAGTAAATGGCATTAATACCCATTGCGCACCCACGCCTGGACGGTTTGCAGAAGTTGCAGGCGCGTGTGTGGTAATGCACCAGTAATTCGAGCCGAAGTATTCCACAACATCGCCGACCGTGTAGCCAGCGGGAGCTGTGGTCACATTCCACGAAGTGAGATAGCGTGCGACAGTCCACTTTGCACCGGTGAAAACAGCATCAGAGTTCGCCGTGATGCACCGATAGAGTAGCCCACCTTGCAGCACGAAATCACCGATGACATAGCTGGTGTTTGCCACCCAATCGTTAGCGTCATAATCGATCTTGATCGTCACCGCGTCGTCAGGCGGGTCAAGTGCGGGAGCGAACTGAAACGGCACGTCGGTAAACGCCCACGTTCCATCTGTCGCCCTCGTAATAATTTTCGGATGCTCCGTGGCAACCGTGAGATACATCACATCGTTGAGCTGGACGAAGTGAAGATCCGCAATCTCCGTTGTGGAGTAGGTCGTCGTCAGCGTGGTAACGAGCGTGAAAGCGCCGGACGAATACGACCAAACCTTGATGGCGTTCGTTTTAAAGCCGAGCACGAAGTTGATGCTCGTCGAACGACGGAAAGGAATCAACCGCACGCAATCGGTCACGTCAGAGTTAGCCGCGCCGAATCGAGTGCCAGGACGCTTGAACACGCCACCGTAACTGCGCACGATGAAGTTTTCAAGCAGTCGGCAACCCGTGGCGTATTTCTCCGAGTCCGTGCGCCCATCCATGAGCGGCGACATCTCGCCACCATTAAAGACCGCTTTGATTGTCTGGAATTGAGCCATAATCAGTAAGGTCGTGAGCTTGCATCGCCTGCCCAGCGCATCCCGCCAAAGCGAGCTTGGACGAGTTGAGAATCCTCAAATGGTGGAATCCTGCGCGCCTTGCCCTCGTTGGCATCACGGCTCTTCACCGATGGAGCGATGGCCTTCTCGTAAAACTGGCGCATCTCCAAAGCTTGCCCGGTAGCGCCTGCGGTATCCTGCGCGATGTAAGAGGCAAGGAGACGGGAGAACGCCGTCACAAAGTCAGCCGGGTAGCTTGTAACAGTCGTCACCCGCTGGATATATTTGAGATTGATCGTTTCTTCGTTGGTGAGAATCAGCCCTTTCTCGAACTGGAAATCTGCGCCTGCGTCTTCCGTGTTTCCGCCTCCCGCGTTGATCGACAAAGGGCGAAGGCAATCACTCGGCGGTGTGTGCTGGAAATCCCAATCAAACTGCGGAATCAACACAAACTTGCCCGTCGATGCCGTGTAAGTGCCGGAGAACGTGGAGTCATCCAGTGTGAAATTGTCAGCGTCAACTCGGGTCACATACCAGCGCCCGTTCGCGTTCGTGACGCCAGCGACATCCTTTACATAAACGCGATCACCAGTAACCAGCCCATGCGCGGTATAAGTGATCTTGATCAGCCCGCCCGATGTCGTCACCGCGGATCCACCAGAGAGCGAGAGGTAAGTGATCGTTTGCCGCTTGCGAGTCGTGGCAAAGTTCCACGCGTGCTCCCGTAGCGCCTCATCCAGCGCAGTGTAAACAGCGGGACTGCCGTCAGGGTTATACCACTTCCGCACAGAGGCGGATTGCTGGCTTGTGTCGCCCGTGAGCGAAGTTAGAGCGCGCCCGCCCAAGTGGGCAATCGCAAGGTTTGCAATCTCGGTAGCAGTCGCGGCCATATCGTTTTGAGTTCAAAAAAGGGGAGGCCCCACCATGAAAGGAGCCTCCCCGAGTTTCAGCCAACAAACAGGGTTTAGCCGAGAGTGTAGGTGAGGTGCCAAGTCTGTTTTCCAGAGATGGCCGTGGTGGTGGTCGTGAAGGTCACAACGATCCAAGTGTCTTCAGTGAAGACAACAGGAGTCAGAAGGCCTACTCCACGGGTGCCAGCTTCGGAGAAACGCTTGGTGCCAGCGGCAGAGCCGAGGTCGAGCGCGGCTCCAAAGTAATCCACGTCCACCACGACAGGAGTCGCGTCGTTCGTGAAATAGCCGATGGAGCAGACGCAAGCTGCGCCCGGGTCTTCATAGTCCACGCCGCAGAGATCAGTGAGTAGGCGAGCGCCCTTTGGGAGGAGCGCCAGATACAGCGGATCAGCGGTGGCAGGAACGAACGTCGAACTGACATCGAGATGATAGACCTTGCCGCCATAGGACGGAAGGGAAGGGCGGTTGCCCCCGTTGGTAAGACCAGCAAGTTGAGCTGTGCCAAGATCGGTGAATACGTTAGCCATAGTAGTGTGAGGTGCGGATTAGAGAGCGTTGATTGCAGTGACGACGGTAGAAACATCGGTGCCAGCTTGAATCTCCTGAATCAGGAGCTTGATGGCGTTGAAGTTAGTCGTGGAAAGGATCACCTGAGAATCAAAACCGCCCTCTACTGAGGTGGCTGATACGGTGCCCTTCCAAGGCTCCATCCGAAAGTCGTATGTGATTGTTGCGGCCATAGTGAGGGGTTGAAAGAGTGGGGGATTTTACTCCCCCGCGCCTCCGTTAAGGATTAAGGTTCGCGGTCACAGTAGATGCAAACTACCTTCTCATTCTCAGTGCGGACAGCGCCGCGCATGAGGTGAGAGCGAATGAGCAGAGCGTCGTTGCGCTGCGGGATGACATTCATCGAAGTGCCGCGCTCACCGATGGCAAGCTTGACGCCGGTTTTGTGCCACACGGGAACGGAAGTCACGCCGGTTGCGCTGGTCTTTGGAAGACGCTCCGACATGATGAACTTGAAGCCCATGAAGGTGAGTCCATCGACTCCGCCGTTGACCAACGCTTTCACGTTGTTGTAGTCGCCAGAGGTGATTTCAGTCGTGCGAAGGAGGTCTTCGGCTTCCTGCGCAGTGACGGCGATATAGCGGTCATTGAACGGAACCTCAGCTTCGTTGAGCAGTTTGGCAGCGCGGCGGAGTTTGCCGATGGTCAGGCCGGAGTTAGCGGCGGTGCCAGTCTCGACATAATCGACAGCGATGGACTGGCCCGCAGGAAGCGCGTCAGTGGTGGTGCCAGCGGCTCCGATGTAGCGAGTGCCGAAGAAGGCCGAGATGATCACATCGTCGATCTTTCGGTTCATCTCACTGGCATGGCCGCGCACGGTGTCAGAGGTCGGGAGAACCACTTGGCCGAGGAAGTGCGAGTCATACTTGTCGAACCACGTTGGAACATGGCAGGGGGCTTGATAGAGCCAGTATTCAGAGCCAGCGAACTCCACGACAGGAGTTTCTTCGAGGCGGGATGAAATCTCGGAAGCTTCGAAGGCGGTAACGAGATTGAACTTTTTGCGCTCGCCGGTGAAGTCGGAACGCTCAACAGCGCCCTGGAGGCGGCTGTCGGTCTGCTGGAGTCGGTCTTGCCAGTTAGTAGAGAACTGGTCTGGATAGAAGTCGGGGATAGCACTCATAGGAGTGAGAAGGAATGGAGGGATTGCGCCAGCCGTTGAGGGCGTGGCAGGGAAGAGTCATGTCTTCCGGCTCCTTGGGTATCGCTCTATGAGCGGCCTCGTTGCGCGGTGGCGCTGGAGTATCCTTTCGGGTCCAACTGGCGGCAGTTATATCATATATGATAAAGCACGCAAGCACAAAAAACCCGACTCCCTTTTGAGAGCCGGGCTGCTCATTTTGCGGACGCCGAGCTAGCGCAGAAACGCAGATCATCACAACTGCACCGCAGATTCTATGCGACCTTCTTTTTCGCTTCGTGCAGTGCGAAAAGTTGCTGCTGAATCTCGCCTTGGCGTTTCAGTTCGGTGTCGTTCTTGGGATTTTGGTAAGCCGGGTCAGCTTTGAGTTGCGCCATGCGCTCGTCAATCGTGGTCATCGTGTTGCCGCGATCGCCATTAATCAGGCCGGAGTCTTCACGGAACATCTTGTCAGCGGCGAGGCCCATCCTGATAACGTCCTCAGTCGAGTAGCTATCTTTGGTCGGATCACCGCCCAGGATAGCAATCCCGCGCTTTGTCTGCTGCCAGTTCTCAGCGG